GGTTGCCTTTGAAAACTCTGTTACGCTTTCAATGGATTTTCCGAATGTGATTTCCTGTGCAAGGTCTTTAATTTCTGTGAGAGATAGCGTAATGTCGCCAAATGCTTCCTGTGCGACTTTCGCCATATCCTCATTGATATAATTTGCCAGTTCCTCTGCTGTCAGGTTCGTATCTTTCATAGCTTCGTTCAGGTCGTCGTTTGCAAAATGCACCTTGTCAATGGATAAGCCTGTGACCTCATAGACACGCTTTGCACGCTCGGCTTGCTTTTCCATTTCCTCTACATTGTCCTGATATTCTTCCTTGACCTTATTCCCTTTTATCCAGCCAGCAATACCGCCGACACCGGCACCTACCAAAGCACCTACCGCTGTACCAAGTCCCGGAATGATAGAACCGATTGCTGCACCTGCGGCTGCTCCGGCTGCAACTCCTCCAGCTTTCCATGCAGCAGATTCGCCGTATGCAGACTTTTCAGCCTTGTTGTCGGATTTTATTGCCTTGTATGTGTCAATACCGGCGCTGATAAGGGTTGCTCCTCCGGCTATCGCACCGGCT